GGGATGCCGTCGATCGTCATCCACGACGATCCCTGCGCCATGAACGGCGACGGGACATGCGGCGGTATGAAAGGCGCATGCGGCGTGACCGGATCGCCGAGCAAGACGACAAGCTTGTCCTCGACCTCGAACCACAACTGGCCGCCCGCGATCTGCTCGCCGCCGGCATAGTCGAGCGCCTTGACGGCAATCCCAAAGCTCACGTCTTCAAGCCCTTGAACGAACCGGCCTTGACGGTAACGACGCCGCCCTTCAGCTCGATTTCGCAGCCGCCGCCCTTCAGCGTCAGCGTGCCGCCCGACGTCGCGTCGAGCAGCATGGCGCCGGAGTTGCGGTCATAAGTGATCTCGCCGCCGTTCTTGAACTTCTTGCGCCAAACGCCCGCCTTGTTGACCGGCGATTTCTGGTCGTCGCCCTCTCCGGTGAACGTTCCGGCGGGGATCACGGTCGCGGTCGAGAGATCGCCACCTTCGGAGAGCAGCACGACCTTTTCGCCGACTTCGAGCAGATGGGCTTCGGTGTCGCCCTTGGCGCGTCCACCGTTGGCGGGCAGCCAATCCGTCAGGATATAGTCGTCCTCGTCGCTCTTGTTGCCGATGCCGATCCGATAGACCGGCGGGCTCTTCTCGTAATCGGTTTCGGCGACCTCGCCGCGCTTGACGTTGTCTTGCGAGCGGCGGTCGAGATCAGTCGTCTCCGGGTCGCCGACGCCGCCGGTCCGGGTATAGTCCCGTGAGAACTTCATGGGCCGTTCACGACCTGATGCGGGTCATAGCCGTTGATGATGGCGAAGACGTCGTCGGCCGTTTCGGTCACCGGCTGCGGGCGCCACGACGTCCTGTAGCGGACTTGCCACAGCAGCCCGATCGCACCGATCGGGAAGTTGACGCCATCCGTGACGACGTCGATATCGGTCTCGATCAGGCGGACGCGGGCGCTCTCGAAGCCGGGGACGTCCCAATCGTCGAGCGCCGCTTCGATCTGCTCTGCAAACGCGTCAAGCCGATCGTCGACCGTGATGTTGCCGGCCACGACCGCCTCGGTAACGAGCCGCAATGTGCGCTCACGATAGCTGTCTTCGCCCGCGACGCCATAGTCCTTGTCCGCGTCGCTTTTCTCGTCCCGAGAATAGATCAGTATTGCTGGCAGCTCGTCCTTATCGCCGATCGGCGCGATGCGGCTATTGTGGACCCGGCTCCCCGCGCCGGTATTGGCCGCGATCAGACGGTCGCGGAAGGCCTCGCGGATAGCTGCGCGCGGGTGCATCTCATTCCTCTTCCATCAGGATCAGGATGATCATGCCGGTTCCGTCCGGCTTCTTGTCCTGAACGCGATAGGTCTTGCCGGCGATGCCGAGCGAAACGGCTTCGTCGCCCTGAAAGATGACGGTCGAGCCGAACTTGCCGGCATCGGGCAGATCGAGACGACGACAATGGAACTGCGGGCCGCTGGACGTGAATTTCGCGCCCATCTGTTGAGCGTATTCGGGTCCGCCCATGAACCGGGCGGGATCGTATCCGACATGCTCGTCGTCGAAGATGCCGACGATAGGAGCGCCCGCGACTCCGGTCGACTTGGGCGTATAAACGGCTTCGACCCCGAATAGATCGGGGTCGAGATAGTTCAATCGGTCCTGATCGGACTCGACGCCCATCAGAGCTGTTCGGCGCTGATCGCCAAAGCGGCCTCGATCTCGGCATCCTCCGGCTTGAAGCCGAGGACGTCGGTCAGCGGAGCGAGCTTCGGCTTGCCGACACGATCGCCGGTCTTGACGAAGTCGGCCTCGGGATCGAGCAAGTCGATCGCGGCCTTGATCGCCTCGACGCGGCTGCCTTCGCTTCCCGCGCCGTCCTGATCGGCGTCGCTGGTCTCGCCGCCCTCACCGTCCACCGGCACGACGGGAGCCAAGGGATCGATCGGAGCCTCGACGACACCCGCGTCGTCGACCGCGATGACCACCCCGGCGAGCCCGGCGATCTCGGACGTCGAGAAGTCGCGCAGGATCGTGCCGGGCGGGTGATAAACCCCGCCCCGCTTGATCGTGACCAGTGTGCGAGCCAAACTCATGCCAGCACCTTCGCGCCGAGCGTGCCGTTCACGCGGTAAGGAACCGTGATCGGCGCCGACTGGCCGAGCACATAGCGGACGGACGGGTTCTCTTCCTCCCATGACTTGACGAAGAAGGGACGCGACTGAATGCCGGCCTTCAAGTCCTGAATGGCGCCGAACATCCGCACGCCCTCGATATCGCGGGAGGCCATGACGACATAACCGTCAGGAAGGATGTCCTTCTCGGTATTGGTCTCCGGATCGATATACTTGTCGGAATGGACCCACAGCCGATAGTCGCCGAAGATGGCGACGAGGCGCACGCCCTCTTTGAAGAGCGTCGGGCCGAGAGCGACGGAAGCGCGATCGAGCGCGGTCGCGGTCGTGTCGATCTGCAGACGCAGAGCAACGGCGACGGCGTCGGTTGTCGGGCCTGCCATTTTCGAGCGGATGGCCTTCCAGACATCGGCCGCCATCACGACGTCGCGGCAGACGAGGCCGGATTCGTCGAAGATTTTCTGACCCCAATCCTCGATATCGTCGAGCGGATTGACCGCCGCAGCCGACCAGAGATCGGCGCCCGTGAGCACGATCGTATTGCCGGCGGCGCGACCGAAGTCGATCTCCTGACGCGGATAGCCGTCGCCGACGAGGGTCAGCTTGCCGGTGCGCACGACTTCGGCCGACATGACTTCGAGGCGGCGGGTCCACATATCAAGCTGCTCGGCGAGCGAGACGGCCACCGAGGCGCGCAGACGATCCTCGGGCGACAGCGTGCCGCCGATCTTCTCACCGGCCCGGCGTTTGAACTGCCGGTTCGGGTTAAAGACGCGCAAATCCTTGAGATAAGCCGGCGAGACGGACTGCGTCTTGAAGCCCTGCTCGCGAACGACCTTGCCGCCGACGATCGGCGAGACCAGCGGCGTGATCAGGCGCCGACCCTTCACCGTATCGAACTTGACGTCCTCGGTGTCGAAGGTCTCGGTCGTCGGGAAGTAGGTCGTGGTGAAGAACTGCGAAGACAGCGGCAGCTCTTCGACGACCCTATTGAGGGCCGTGGTCGAATAAAGGTCCATGTAGCCCGAGCCCCCTTAGCCCTGAGTCTTCGAAAGAAAGATGCCCAGCCGGCGAAGCTCGCGATCGACCGATGCGGCGGTGTGCGCGGCGCCGAAGATCACGGCGTCGACGTCGAACTCACCCGCGATATACGCCGTGGTCTCGATATCGGCGGCGGTCGCGTCGACGGCCTCGGCGAGGATCGACTCCGGCAACTGCGAACCGTCCGCAGCCGCCGAAAGGCTCTTGATGCGCTTTGCGCTGGCGGTAATCTGCCCGAGCAGCGTACCGCGCGCGAGAATGCCGCCCCCCGAGGCGATGGTCACCTTGACGGCACGATATGTGCCGATGACAAGGCGATCGGGCGTGTAGGTGCCCTCATTGGCGTTGAAATGTGCCACTTACCTGAACCCCTGTTAGCCGATCGCCTTCGCGTAGGACGCGAGGATTGCCGTCGCCGCCGCTTCGTCGCCGGTCGCCGCTTCCTTGCCGGTGGAAGGCTTGACGGTCGCGTTGGCGTCCGTGTCCTTGCCGATGGCGGAAGCGTGAGACTTGGCGGCTTCGCTTTTTGCAGCCTTGATAAGAGCCTCGAAGGCGGCCACGGACGAGCCTGATTTGATCGCCTCGTCGCGCACAGCTTCGAAGCCGGCGGGCGTTGCGGCATAGAGGCCGGTGACGCGCTCTTCGGCGGCCTTGGCAGCCGCATCCGAGGCGGCCTTGATCGCCTGCGCCTGCTCTTCCTTAGCGGCGACCTCGGCGGCCTCCGCATCCGCCTTGATCTTGGCGGCGGCCTCTGCGTCCGCGTCGGCCTGCGCCTTGGCGGTGGCCTCGGCGGCGGCGGCCTCAGCCGCAAGCTCTTCGGGTGTCTTCTTCGTCGGCATTGCTGAATCCTCTGAATGTCCGCCCTACCGGAGCGGGTCGGTTTCGCGGACAAGCCCCGCTAGTGTGGTCTCGAAAGACCCGACTTCGTCGGCCATCCCGGCTTCGATCGCGGCTTGCCCGATCAGCACGTCACCCTTGCCGAAATTCGCAAGGACATAGGCGCGTGAGGCGTCGCGGTTCGCGGCGATCGCATCGACGAAGATGTCGGCGAGCGCGTTCACGCGGGCCTGAATGCGGTCGCGGCCGTCCACCGTGTCGGGGTCGGCGGTCTTGAAGGGCGACTGCGACGAGACGAACTCATGCGTCCGGACGCCGCGCGCTTCCTTGAGCTTCCGGCTGTCCTCGATCGAGGCGATGACGCCGATCGAGCCGACCGCAGCGCTCGCGCCAAGAACAATCTTGTCGGCCGCGGAGGCCAGCCAATAGGCAGCCGATGCCCCGATATCGCCGACATAAGCGACGATCGGCTTGATGCCGCGCGCGGCCTTGATAGCATTGGCCAGTTCTGCGACGCCGCGAACCTCGCCGCCGGGCGAGTCGACGTTCAGCAAAATCGCTTTGACGCGCGCATCGTCGGTCGCGGCCTGCAGATCTCGGCGCAGGATCGCGTAGGACGTCGCGCCGCTGAACTCGACCATCAGGTTCGCTTTCTTGAAGAGCGGACCTTCGACGTTCAGGATCGCGACGCCGTCGCGGATCGCGGCGCGCTCGGCGCGTTCCATCGCCTTCGCGCGATAGGCTTCGAGCGCCTGCGGCGAGACGTCGTGCTCACGCGCAGCGATCTTCAAGATCAAGTCGAGCGCCGATTCCTCGATCGCCCATTCGGACGACAAGGCCGCATCAAGAATCTGCATCGTCGCCCCCGCGCTTCGGCGCATCGCCATCATCGGGCGTCACTGGCGCGCCCTTGCTGCCCGGATCGAGAACCGGGAGTTCAAGCCCTTGGGCGACCCTCGCCTTGTGCTCGCGACCGCGCTGCTCGGTGGTGTCCTTCCAATCCCGTCCGGTCTTTTCGAGCGTGACTTGCTCGATCGTCTTCGCGCCGAGATCGACGGCTTCGGCCTCGGCCTTCCACTCCTTGAGCGGATCGAGGATGATGCGGGTCGGCGGAATCCATTCCGTGCCGAGCCACGCGGCGCGCTTGACCGGGTCCTCGAAGAAGCCGGGCGCCTCGATCAGGCCGGTGGTGATGGCTTCGATCAGGAACCACTCATAGACCGGCTGGCACAGCGTCGAGACCAGCCACGCGCGCCGCTCCTTGAAAAACTGCGCCGCCATCTCAAGCGCCGCGCGGCTCGCCGAATAGCTCGCCGTGAAGTGCATGATCAGAAGCTCGTAGGGGATCGACAGCGCGACGCCGATCTGCCGAACGATCGCAGAGAAGAAGGCGTCGAAGTTCGAATT